CTGTATAGTTCCTCGGAAGTATGCCCCGTTTGTATCTATTGCAAAATACGGACTACGTAAAACCTTATTCAGCACGTCAAGTTTCATACCCGTTGTTGAATAAGTCGCGCCTGTTACTTCGGCATAGTCGGGACTAGAAATTATCCCTTTGTGCATCGTGATACCGTTTTCGTCTAGCGTACAAATCAAGGTATCGTTTGCATCGTAAACCTCAATAACAGGATATTCCGTACCACCCGTAGCACCACCAACGGTTAATGTGCCTGTTCTTATCCAATCAGCTTGTACTCCGATAGCAGATAATACATTTACAACTAACTCGCCCGTAGAAGGGTCATAGCCGTTTCTCCAAGTAACACCGCCATCGTTTGAAACGCTAAATACATCACCCGCCATTCTCCATACGATAGAACCGCTTTCAAAATGACATACTCCGTACTGATCTTTAGTGATAGGCATATTCGATATGTAGTAAACACGCCCACCGTTCGGACTATCCTCATAATCAGAAAAAGCACCCATTGATTGCTCGACTAGCTTGTTCAATCTTTGGACGCTCTGGTCATAAGTCGAAATCAGTTCTTTTGATTGCTTTCTCGCAACTTCAACCGCCGCTTTGACTTCTTTTGAATACCTTTTAACAAGCGTTCTGTTGGGTGCTTGGGCGTTGCATTGCATGATATGATTTGCTAACTTGAATGAGTTAGTAGTCACCCATGAATAAACATAGTTGCCTTGATAATCCTTTATTTTGATTTTATCGCCTATTTCCGCGCTTAAATCACTTGCGGTAGTGATATTGAATGTCCTTAAAGTAAAGTCCTCTAAAACATCCCATATCGAATTTAGAACATCATCTGCGTTATCAGCATTGACAAACGGGTTTTCAAGTTCAAGCCTATATCCGCTTGTGCCTATCTGATAAGACGTATCATCAATAACAAACTTAACCCCTGTTATCTCTATATCTTCTGTGCCGAACGATGTACTAGAGTTAAGGTCGCAAACAACCGTTGTGCTTGATGTCGCACTTGTGTTGTACCACCCTAAACGTAATGCGCCGGAACTGTCGATATAACAGAAATTGCAACCTATCATTGCAATGTACTGTAATACCTCACGGCAATTCATTTCGTCAATATCTTCGGGTGCGGTCGTTATTGGAAAATCGTACCCGTGAAAACTCTGTGTCGCTAAAGTAACGCCACAATGTGAGCATATTGCATTGACTATTGACCTTGCCGTAGTGGATGAAGTAAACGTAACTCCTGCTTCACTAAATGGCACATCAAACAGCCACATATTATCAAGCAATGTAAGCGATATAAGACCGTTCGCAACCGTAGGTTCATCAACTGTGTAAAATCCCATGCGGTAATACTGTTGAACGTTGCTAACTGTATCACCTTCAAGACCAAGCCAAACGGTAGCATCCGCATTGAAGAAATCGTAACCGTCAAAATCGCCATCTATGTTATTGATCGTGAACGTACATTTGCCGATAACTGCACATCCGATGTCAAATGACGATGTACCGCTTGATGCTGTTTCAATCCCGAACGAATCTTCCCATATATCATCCTCGGTCAGATGAAGGGTTGTATTGTTAGCAAGGGTCAAGTCAACTTTAATCAAATATTTCCTTGCGGTCTTGTTCGCTAGTATTTGTTTGAATGTTGCCGATGTAGTTTTCATGCTATCTCTCTATAATGTCAAAGCTAACCGTTTCCATTCTGCCCCCGTCAACCCACCAATAATACGGCGCGGTCGCATCTCCACGGTAAAAGGTCTTTGTAACGTCTGTGTTTGTCAACGGTGAGTGATAAGTCACGGAAAAGTATTCAGCCGTGAAAGCCTGTAATATCGCTGATGCCTCTGCCGTGGTCACACCCGCCCATTCAAGGGATATTTTCTCTTTTGTGGCAACACGGTTTTTCCACATCAAAGCGTCCTGTGTCCTTCCGCTATCCGCAGATGACACGTCCTGTAAACTCCATCCGAACTTACTCGGTGTTTTTACCGAACTACCATTTACTAAAAATGTAAAAGCCATATCATACCTCATTAAAAGAGGACAGCCGGAACTGTCCTCAAATCGTACTCGGTGAATACCTGAAATTCTGCCTTTCCTGTGCTTTTGTTACCGTTCTTGCGATAACCTCACCGTCAACTACTATCGTATTTGAAATGTACTTGCCGTTTCCGTTGTTCTGTGCGTTCGCTCTTACCGTTGCCTGATATACACCGTTTGCAATACCTTCAACTATCTGTGCGTTGTTTGCAACGGCTGTCTTTCCATTGCTAAATCTGCCGACTAACTCACTATGATTAGCAAGGAACATACCATCTTCGGGAAATCCCCCACGGGCAAACTTAGGCAGGTCAATCTTGATCCTTTCTGTCCCGACCTCATGCTCACCATTCAACTTATCGGCTATCTGATTCCATTCACCTTTGATAGCCTCCCTTGCACGTTTGAAGGTTTCCTTAAACCCGTCAGCTACACCCTGGAATGTCCACTTTTCTTTAGTCATTGACTTTGAAATCAAATCAAAGTCACTCGTGATGTCTTTTGTGCTTTCCTCTACAACCTTTTTAGCGTCTGCCATTGATGTATCGGTATTCTTTGAGAAGTCGGCAAACTCTGTATTAACGTCACTAAAATCTAACTCGTCAAGATATTTCTGTATATCACTTGTTGAATCTCCAACGTCTGTGCCAAGGTCTTTGAACAAATCACCGTTTTCTTTGGTAAATTCTTCCCACATCTTATCTGCTTGTGAAAAATCAATACCATTGACGGAGGTTGCCATCCCCTTTGAATCCTTATCAACATCTGTTTTTAAGGAATTAAAGTATGAACTAGCCGCCTTGGTGTCTTTTATCTTGGTACTTAAATCGTTAAAGGTTGTTGACGTTTCGCTAACTGTCTTTGCAAGTTTCTCCCCGTTATCTTTCATGTCGTTCATCGTGGTCGATGTTTTACCGATTGATGAACTCAAATCACCTGCGTTCTTTTTGGCATCTGATATTTGCTGTGATACCTTACCCGTTTCCGTGGCAATCTGCCTTGATGCGTCTAAAAAACTACCCGCTCCGGCTGTGACAAGTCCTGTTGCATCACTTGCACTTTCAGCCGCATTTGCCATATTGTTTATGCCAGCGGTCGCTTTGCCTGTTGCATCCTCTATGCTATCTCCTGCCGTTTTTGCATTGTTTGCGGTAATTTCAAGAGAGTTTGAAAGCCCCTCAAAAATCGTACCCAAATATGAGTGACCCGACCATTTCATAGCCTTACCAAGAAAATCAGTAATTCTCGACATACTTCCAAGATTGCCTGTGCTGAATAGCTTTTGGAAATCGTCTATCAGCATTTCGACACCATCTTTTATGGCTATAACTAAATCATAAAGAAGTTTTAGCGGATGATTAACGTAATCCCCATACGTTTCAGGATCGAACAGGCTACCTATCCATGCACCGATATTAAGTCCGACTATTGCCGCTGCCACGACAAGGATATATGAAAGGTTCGCAAACACAAATTGAAGTGCCGTTCCTATCAGTTTGACTACACCCATTATCTTTGTAAATATAGTCAATAACATTGAGGCAATCTTTATTCCTAAATAGAATTTGACTATCTTTTCTATGGCATCCGCTACATCTGATGCGGTAACGCTGTCCATCCATTCCTCTACTGAATGGAGGAAATCTACGAACTCACCGCTATTTAGGAACTCGGCTAATCTGTCAGATACACGTCTTATGAACTCTATCAGACCTTCACCGACCGTTTCCATGAACGGTTCAACGTGTTCCCAAAGTTCCTGTAAGTTGTTGCGCAAAGCCTCCCAATCGACCTTATTATTGAAGTCGATAAAGACTTGTAATAACTGCGGGCCTCCTTCTTCTATCGCCCATTTAGCAAGCGGTAAAATAACCGTTGTATAGAAGTCGGATATAATACCCATAAACGCATTTACTACGGGTTTAACACTATCAAGCCATTCGTTGAATTTGGTTAATATGGGTGAGAAGTCAAGGGTTTCAGCCCATTTAGCCGTGGCTATGGTCATAACCAAAATCCACTTGACTATGATGCCGATAATGTCACGGATGTTTCTTAATATCTTTAACCCGGTATTGTTTGCATCCCATGCCTCACGAAACTTTTTAGCAAGCGTACCGACTATTACGCCGATAAGACCTATTATCTTAAATATGTTTTCAAGGATTTTCTGTGTCTTATCATCCTGCCATACTTTCCAAAAATCACGGGCAATGGATGCGGCAAGTTTAAGCACTTCATTAAGCGCACGTTTCCAAGCCTTTTTGACGAAATCCCCTACCTTCAGCCATGCCTTTTTTATAGGATCGAATATCTTTTTGGCAAGTTTCTTTATGTAATCAGCAAGACGTTTCCATTTGTTTTCAATCTCCACGGTGTCAAACATATCTTTTATATCTTTGACCTTGCCCGATGATGTTTTGTTATTGTCTTGTAACTGATTAAGTTCATCAAAGCCAAGTACCGTTTTCTTTAATTCTTTAGCGGTTTTCTTGCCTGTTTCTCCCGCCTCTTCAAGTGACTTGCGGTAATCATCCGTAAACTGTTTTGCCTTGTAATATGAGTTTTTCCCGGATAAAGCTGCAAATACCTGCTGAATGACGTTTGTTAGTTTTATAAGCAGATTTATAATATAGATAATCGCAGGGGCAAAATGTTCAATGATAGGGCTTACTACCGCAGAGAATGAGTACCCTAATTGCTTTGATGCGTTCATCATGCCCGATACGCTATCGTTAAATTCATCTGAATGTATAGCCAAAGACTTAAAGCCGTTCCCGACCTCGGCAATCACTTTACGCAATGCCATACGGGTAACCATAAGTTTTAGCATTTTTGATACACGGAAAAATTCATTAGAAAGTTTCTTTGCGGCATCCGCTAATGAAGTGGTTTCTTTCTTTGCCGTTTTAGCGGATTTCCCCATGTTACGGAGTTTGCTAACGAATCTATCCGCAACGCTTGTTACACTTTTAAGACCTGAATTGACCCCGTTTAACAGGGATTGTAAACCATTGAATGATGTTTTGACTTTTTCTACTGCATTTGCAACGGCAGGGTTGATAGTAAACCGTCCCCCCTCCTGTGCAAGTTCACGCTGTTTCAGGATCAGTTCGTTGTATTTCTCACGAAGGGCATCAAGTTCTGCCATCTTCTTTGTGTATTCCGTACCACCTGCCTTGATGTCACCCTCGTTTACGGCTCTTTGAAGTGCATCGCGCAGTTCGTTATACTTCCCTCTTACCTTTTCTGCCTGTTCTTCAAGGTTCTTGAACTGTTTTGTAGGCACAAAAAGACCCATCCTCTGCAATACGCTCTGAATGGTAGTTGCTTTGACTTGCACCTTATCAAGTGAATCAATAAGTACCTGGGTCTGCTGAATTGCGTTCTTTGTACTTCCGTCTGCCGTGGGATTGCCCGGATTTTTAGGTGTGGCATTAGATATGGTTGTAGCGGTCTGCTGTGCGGTCTGTCCCATGTTCTGCATAGCCGTAACCGCATTTTGAATAGAGTTAACGCTTGACTTCTTGAAAGCCTCTACCGCACCGCCTAGTGTTGCCATATCCTTTGAGAACTCGGTAATATTAGCCGCACCAATAGCCGCAGACAATTCCTTGATAGCAGACGCAAACGCAGACATCCTATCTGCCTGTTTGCTTGTGGGAGTGGATTTCTTTAATACTTCCATCCCCGTTGTGAACGTGGTTAACTTGCCACCGTCTATCTGATTTATCGTGCCGGATAAAGCACCAAGGGCGGTGTTAAGACCGCCCATACGCTCTGATTGTGCTTTCGTAGGGGCAGCTTTCTTTAATGCCGACATATTATCGGCAAAAGCCGCCATTTTACTAGCATCCGTGGATTCAAAAGTCTTTGCAATGCCACTTATAGCGTTACCAAAAGCCGTAACTCTAGCCGTCTGATCTTTCGTAGGGGCAGAGTTTTTCAACTGTTTCATGGAATTAGCAACGGCATTGAGGTTACTTGCGTCAATAGCATTGATATTTGTCGCAAGACTTCTTACCGCTAACGCCATGTCTTTTATGTTGTTTACGGCTGTCTTTGTGCCTTTTGTACTAAATTGTATTGATAAGTTATCAATGTTCGGCATTGTTCTTCTTTTCCTCTAAAACAGGCTCTAAATCACGGAACATATTGTTTAACTGTGTTACGAAATTTCTACGTTGACGGGCTATCTTGACGTTTTCCTCGTCTGCCATATTAAGACCTTCCTCATATTCAAGGTCTAATGTATATGGTTCTTTCGGATAGTCAAAGGATTGTTGCCCCCTTCCCTTGAACATATTTCCTACTGTGCATAACAGGGCATCTACAAAGTACATACCCTCTAAATGGTAAAGCATATTTGCTGTGCGTATCTCGTTCTTTTTACTTTCGTTATACGCATCTACCATTACGTTTATTATGCGTGGGTTCAAGTCCCAAAACTCTTTATATGTCACACCAAGGGGAATGATCTTCGGCAACCATTCCGCTTCGTAGTAATCTCTTAAACAGGGATAATCACTTACGCTTTTTTGCTCTTTGGACTCTTCGTTGAAGTCGCGCCTGCGTCCTTTTCCTCGCTCTCCCTGATCGACCGAAAAAAACCCGAATCCTGCATCTGTGCGCTCATTACATCCACGATGTCATTAAACTTGCCACCGTTTTCAAGGTGTGCCTCTACTTCCTGTCCGGCTTGTTCGTCCGTAAGTCCGGCACTAAACGCAAGATACGCGCGGATAAGCGACATAGGGCGCTTGTCTATATCATCCAAAGATAAGTTTTTCATTTCCAGGTCACAAAGGAAATTAAAGTTAAATTCCTTTGCGTGGTAAGTCTTACCATTTACCGTAAAGATTTTAGTCATATTTGCTCCTTTCCCCGCCTTTCGGCTATACCCATAGGGAAAGGACGGGGTTTCCCCCGCCCTGTTCACGCTATGCGTTGTGTGTAACTGTGATCTTGTATGTCAACGTGGATTGTATATGCTTTACCTTTACCTCTACGGTATCGGTACTTGCCGTCCAACTACAAGATTTTGATAAAGAAGTTGTACCTGATCCCTTTGATGTTCCGTTAAGGAAAATCTCTACGGTATCGCCCGTGTTTGTGGCTGTTGCCGCTACTGTGGTTGATGCGTCCGTGATGTTCGTTGTGTATTCAAATACATCATCATCAAAGGTAGGTGTTAAAGTAGCCGACCCTAAACTTAATGCGCTCAAGGTCGGCTCAAGAAAATTTACCTTCGTGTCCCAACCGACCAAGTCCTCGGCAACAAGGTTCATCGTGTTCGTGAACGCACCGTTCTGCTCGATTGAGGGTACGGGAAGGGCTGTCGGGGGCTGTGCCTTAAAGAAAGCCGCCTTTGTCATGCCCGGTACGATGATCTCCCACCACATCGTCTGACCGCTTGTACGTCCGTTATAAGCCGTAAGAACAGCCTCCCATTCGGCTTCGGTTTCGTCTGTCCAGTTTACGACAACAGGGATGCTATCAGAGGTTGTACCTCTGCCGCGTACATATTTCGTTGTCAAATCTTCAAGACAGGAAACGTCAATCGTTTCATTTGTGATTGAATACTCACCGATGGAAGAAATACGATCAAGCTGTGTGAACGTTGCGGGCTTTGTTGATCCTACGGCATATCCGAAAGTAATACCAAGGGTCGATATACCTGCCTCATTTACTGCCATATCTTTTTACCTCCTGTTAAAATGGATCGTTGTAACCAACCATCCTTTGATAGTTAGCGTTGATAACTTTTACGTCCCCCGATACTGTGGGAATAGGACTACCCGAGGCTCTAAATCCTAAATTGACTAATTCATCACGCACTTTTGTATTAACCTCACGCGCCGCATTATTGCCTTGCGTTTTGGTTACACTTATCTGCGTTCCGATAGTCATGTAAACAGAATTTATCACCCCACCGTCAAGGGTAGACATTCTTTCTACCGTATCGAAAAACATATATACGGTTGGGAATTTAGCATTTACGTTCTCCGAATCGTCCTGTGTAAAGTTGATGTCGGGATATTTCGACTTCAACGCATTTGTTGTCTTATTCTTGACGCGCGAAAAGATTTTATCTATCCGTTTGTCAATCCATACAGAACTCATCCGAATACCTCTTGTGCTATTTCCCTGACTTGGAAGATGCAAGCCAAAACCGCTTTATGTAAAGGTCGTGCCGGATGCACACCCATTGAGTGAAACTTTATCTTTCCGCTTTGTGCCTGACTAACAGGCGTTGCTTCACTATCATCGGTGCTGTCGGCATACCAATACCATCCTTCGGGGTCGTTTGCGTGTCCGTACTTGTTTAACGTACCTTGACCGCCTAAACCCGATTTATCGTTTATTGCATAAAAACCCGAACCAAATTCAGCCATAAGGATAGGTGAAATGTATTCTGTCCTTGTCTGCTTTGAATTTGATCCGGCATACCATTCACGGGCTATCGGTCTTGACCGCCCCGTGACAGTTATAGTCGTGCCATTTTCCAATTTCTTTGTGTAGGTTATGAATTGCCCGTAATCTCCACCCTCCATAACGGCTACTTCAATGGCTACATCTGCAAGTCTGTTTAGAAATATCTCGACCTTGCTCTCAAAATCGTTTGCATAGTGCCATAGTTCCATCGAAAGTTGCGTTAATTGAACCGAATCGAGTTTTACGTTGTAATTCATTTGACTACCTTTGCCAAGATGAAACGGTCATTGTTTAGTGACGGTACAGACCGCAACACCCTGTAATCTGCCGTGGCATCATCGGCATACTCCACATCGTCTATAACTTTTGTGCCGGGTTTTGTTTGATACCATATAAGGGATGTTTCCGTTATGGGTATCTCATTCTTATTCAGCACTAATACCGCTTCGTAGTTCTCGTCACTAATGCCGTATTCCTGTCTTAACAAATCTGCCCCGGCAAATGCTATGTTGCCCTTGAACTCAACTGCTGGACTATAAACAGGAGTGTTAATACCCGTTTCAACGTAGTACGTTACCCCTGTTTCTTCGTCTACATAGTCAACTATCTTGTTTCCATCGCTATCAAGTTCATATTCCGGCAATGTGCCGTCTAACAGGGCGTAATATAAAGTTTGTTTGTTTCTTAAAAGTGTCCTCATACCACACCCACAAAGTTCGGCAAAACATCGTGTAATCTGCCTGAAATCCATGCCCCGTCATAAGTACGGGTGATAGAGTTTTCGCTATGCGCTCTCTCTCCCTCCGCACCTGCTCTTGAATAGACCTCAATACAAGCCATTGCCATTGCATTTACACAACGGTATAGTCTTGTGGCTATCTTATCCTCGGTATAGTCCATAGGAAAATGACTTTCATTGATGCAATACTCAATGACAAAATCCACTATCGAACCGGGGAATTTATCTATGCTCTCCCCCGCTTCAACGCTATATGAAAGTGCTTTGCTCTGCACAAGTTCTGTCAGTTCGGTTAGTGTCATAATGCCCTCAATAGTTCTTTTATCTCTTCTGCTTTTGCCGACTTCTCAACCTTGATACCGTTCTGTGATGCAAGGCTTTTAAGTTTCATGTACGGCAAATTCAAATCTTCTTCTGTAAATTTGCGCCCTTTAGGTTCTTCGACCTTTTCAGGCTTGTCTACTTTCCCCGGAACATCAACAACGGGTGACTTTTTCGCCACCCGCTGTTTTTCGCTCCTGTTAGGTACTTCCGTACCCGCCGGATAGTAGACACCATTCTTTTTTACCTCGAACGGGAAAATCATGTGCCTACCCCCTTATTAGTATGAAAGGCTTGAAAGAACCTTAATCATATAAGTTTCATCCATTCTCTCGAATGACGGCAGAACGATCTCACTTGCCTTTGTAAGTGTCTGAACGGGATCGAACTTCGTTTCAACCGCTACTGCGATACCCGTATTAACTACGGTAACATCGAGCTTGTCAGCCCTGTGTTCTTCGGGTGTTACACCAAACCATGTGTTACCAAGCGCACCTTCGGGAAGAAGTGTAACCATTCCATCGGGATAGAACTTCTTGGCTGCTCCACTCTCATCCTTGTACTGCTTCGCATAAACAATGATGTTGATGCCGAGTTCGTTCGAGAACAGTTCCTTGACACGGTTATCCGTCATAAAGATGTTTGCCGTTACGTTCTGTGCAAGGATCGCGTTCTGGATGCTCTCATTCTGCTTTAACAGATTGATCGTGTTCTTACTCATAAGAGCAATAGTAGGACGTGTGCCTGTTGCCGCCTCTACTGCATCTGCCGCCGCTGATATGTCATCAAGCGGTGTGCTATCGTCAAGATCGTTCCAATAGTTAGAAACCGTTGTGAAGTTGTTTGACGAGTATGAACTGTTGGGGTCGTAGTTGTAAGTATAAGTTGCCCCACCCGTTACAGCGATTGAAATTGAAGGATGTCCGTTTGCGTTTGCAAGCAGGCTCATTCTCATTCTTTCAGGAACAACAAGTGCGCCGTCTACAAGAGTAGTAGCGTCATCGTAAATCCTATCGAGAATTTCTCTTGCAAGGGGAGAACCCTCAACCGCCTGTTCGTAGTCCTGAATATCCTGCTCCTTAACAAGCATAGCCTCTTTGAAGTATGCCATTTCGGTGTCGATGATCTCAAAACCCTGTCTTGACCTTATCGGTGCTACTACGTCAAATGCTGACGGTGCAAGCGATACAGGCAGACCCTTTGATGACTTGATCCATTTAAGTTCAAGTCCACTTTTCTTCTTTGCCGGGAACAGACCCTCACCAAGATAAGGGATTCTGTTTGAAGCGACTTCGTTATAAACAGCCGCTACCACGGGAGAACTGAATACATCATTAAATTTACCCATAGTGAACCTCCTTATTCAAAAATCAGGTTGGTAAGTGCCGCCCTGTCCGATGATGTTGCTGTGCTATTAGCACCGTTGATAACTGCAAATGCAACGATAACGGATGTGTTCGGGTTATCTGAATAGCAATCATTCAGCGTGATACCGTAAACGTCTGATCCGTCACCCGTTGACTTCTTACCATCTGCCGCTACCGCTGATCCTGCCGCAAGTACACCATTTGTAAATGCCGTTGCATCAATGGTTATCTCTTTGAGATATTCTGCGCCAAGTTTCCTTTTCAGAACTTCGGGAGTAGCGGAAATAGTGGTATCTGTGTACTTCATATCTTTTTCCTCCTACTTGTATGCGTCAATGATGTTGACCGCCTCGGCTTCTGCTTTTTTTGAAGCGGTAACACGTTCAACTATATCTTTTCCGGGTTTGTCCTCTTCATCGGGTTTCTTATCATCCGGCGCAGGTGTGCTTTCTAACGATTGCTTCTGATAAGTCGCAACCGCTGATTTTTCCCTTGCACTTATGATCTCGCCCAACTTTTCTGTATTAAGAGAACCATCCTCGTTTACAAGACCGTTTGCATCATCACCAACAATGCCGATGTCTGCTAATGCTTTAAGCTGTTCCATCTGTCTGACGGTTTTTTCCAGACTTGCAACTTTGTTCATAGCGTCCTCGGTTGCTTTGTTAGCTTTCTCCAAGTCGGTCAAGTTAGCATTGTTCATTTCCTCAATCTGCTTTTCAAGGTCACGCACCTTGTCGGCATCCGCTTTGTAGCGATTTGCCTTGTCCTCGGCTGTCTTGACCTCTTTCTGAATACGATTGAGATAATCAGTTACCTGTTCGTCCGTGGGTTCTTCAATGCCCCAAGACTTCATCAACTCTTTTACTTCGTTACGTGTCATGGTTTTGTCCTTTCCCTTTCCTACGCTTTGGCGGGGTTGCATCCCATAGGTTTACTATTTACGCATAGTTGCTTTCTATAAAAAAACACCCCGTAGGGTGTAATTTCCTCACCGTATGCCCCGGATGACATACGGCTTTATGGAGTGTTAAAATGAACGGTATCATTCATAAAAGCATATACAACGGCAATTAACGAGGTTTTCTGCTGATCCGCGCAGATAATCATGTGGAAAAAGCATTTCGTCTTTCCCTACATGGAACATTTCATCAATCGGTATCTTTGTACCGTCAACCTCTAAATGCCATTCGCGGGTTTTATCGTCTATCTCTGCAATCCATGTTTTGTACTGTTTTCCGCTCTTTTTAGCGTTATCATAGTCGGAATAGTTATAAACGCTGTTGCTTTCGTTCTGTGCTATGAGTAACGCTCTATCCTGTGATAGGTAATACGGATCATCAGGGTGTCTGTCCGTGGTTTCTATGATGTCATTAACTAAACGTGGCACATAGTCCGGCTCATGCGGAACACCTTTCAAGGCATCCTCTATACGGTTTTCCAACGTTTCCCTGTATTGGTCTACTACTAACGCATTTGTAGTAAAATCCCGTTCCTCGATTTCCTTTTCCACTTTGATAAGTGCAAAAGTGAAATATATAGCGTCATACAAAAGGTAAGCAAGGTCAGTACGTTTCTTTTTTTCACCTTCTGATATATCCATTGTCGAAAAGAACCGTTTAAGCTGATTAAGTTCGTCAAGCTTCATCCTCAACCTCTATGACTTCATCCGGCTTTTCCTGTGTTTCCTGTACTTCCGTAGGATAAAGAATATCCATTCTCTTTTGGCTCTCAATGGCTACTTGTTCGGGATCAGCAAAGAACCCTACTGATTTGATAGCCCTCTCCGGGAATATGCCACTTTCAAGCAGAATTTTCATCGTTTCTGCTTTAGTAAGCATATTATCCATCTTGGAACGGGAAATCTTTATCTCAATGTCCGTGATTTTAAGCGTGGTCTGTTTCTTGACCGTCATCATGTAAAGGACAATCCGCAGGAATTGCTTTTCGGCTTTCTTGAATGACGGTTCGGACAGTTCCGCTCTTTTTTCGCTGTCTATATAACCATTCCTTAAATTGACCGCTCCCATCGTGTCACCGCCGGAATTGCCCTCACGGTTAGCGATACCCTGTATAACCAAAAGTTTTTGGAAAAGGTCATCAATAGCGACCTGACTTTCACTCTGATTAAGTTCGGATGACATTATATCTACATCGGCTTTGTTCTCACCGTTGTTCGATTTGACGATAAATGCACCGCTCTGACGTAATTCAGCGAACTTGTCAGCGTCCATTTCGCAGTTAATGAACTTAATAAAGGATTGCACAAAGCCCTCTATTCCATTCTGCCTGTCACTAGCCATGAAGTTTATGGCATCCGATAAGGAAATGGTTATCTCTATGTCGGAAATCCTGTTCTCATTGTTCGGATATTCTATGACAGGGATAGCGTGAAAGCCGTTCACACCACTTTCTATAACTTTGTTTGCCCCGACCTTGAACCATTGTTCATTAGTGTAGACAAAGTATATATTCTTGTTATTCTCGTCTTTAGTAAGTTGTACGGAATAAGCCGGGATATTGTTCGTGTAGTAGACCACAAATGCCTGTCTAGGGTCTAAAACGTCTATTCTAAAATCAGTTTCATCAAGTAAACTTGATCTTCCGTCATCGTTTGCTATAAATCTATAAGATGTACCGCAGATTGATCTCCAACGTGCCAGACATATATCAGAATATGCCTTGTCCTCGTTTTCCATAATGGTATTGAGGTCGGCTATCTCCTGTGACTTTCTTTCGTCTGTTCCCCTTAAAACGTACTGTATGGGTTCACTCGCTATATCCGCTGTCTTGGTTTCAACAATAAAATAAGCCGTGTTCTGCACGACTTTGTTGTTAATCTCGGGTCTGACCTGCTTTGTTCTGTAAAGAACAGGCTGATTGCCTAAATAATAGTTGTAAAGATAATCTATTTCCTCTGCGTTCTGCCTGTGACTAGATATAGATTTCCCTAATTCCTTTATGATGTTGTCTTTGGTAATCTTGGTTTCGTTTGTGTAGATGACTTCACGCCCAAAGGAATTATGACATACTACGTTGAAGGGTTTGCTGTTTCTTTTCGGGTCTTTCATTTCTTACTCCACGAAAAAAGGACGGAAAACCGCCCTTTGACACTCTTACAGTTTGCCATATATCAAAAAATCGGGGTAACGTCAATAAGTTTTTTGAAAATTTGCTTAAATAGTCTGACTTTTTGTAATTTTTTTCAGACATTTTAACGCTCTTTGATTTTTCATCTTAACCGCACCTATCGTAGTACCTTTGATTTCGGCTATTTCGTGCATCGGCTTGAACTCGACATAGTGCATATAGACTATATCCTGCCATTCCTCGTTTTCAAGCTGAAAAATCTCCTGTTGCACTTTCCTTTTGCGGTCAGCGTAGTCATCTATCAATCCTTCAAGTTCATTCTCTAAAATGACTATCTTACACATGAGATTAGCCATCCTGTCCTCATGCGACCCCGATGATTTCTCCCCTAAAGGCGCACTCATGGAGGTTAAAGCTGCCCGTAGTTCCGAAACACGGTCTAACTTGCGTTCTATCATCTGATTGTATTCGTATAAGTCATCGTACATTATATGCCCTCTATAAAGTGTCTTTCCGTATCTCCAATGCAGGTAACTTCTAAAACTTCTTTGTGCATCCGGCTATCATCATCTCTGCATGGTGACCCCTTAAACAGTATCTTCTTGAATAAATCCTCGTCTATTTTGGGTGCTTTCAGCGTCATATACCGCATATCTTCGGAAAAAAATGATCCACAATATTCACACCGCCCGTTATTTAGTTCTGCTCCGCAGTTTTTACATTTCATCGTCTTGTACCCCTAATTTTTCAGCTATATAACTTTCGATTCTTTCGCTTAAAGTAGCCATAACATTTCCGAAAGTAAGAAGTTCATTAAAGTCTATATCAGGGAAAATTTCTTCTAATCTGTATGGGTATATTCCACCATCAGGATCGTATGCGAATTTATCAAGAAACCAATTCGCAAGTTTACGCAATTCCATTAAGTCACATATATCGCATACTATATTTTCTTTTTTTAATTTTCGTGGTTTACTCATTCTCACACTCCTTGATAATTCCGCATTCCGTAGATACCGTTTCGTTTTGTTGCCATTTCACACCTCACCTAAAAGGATTCATTATCACATCAACTATGCCGTTCCTCTGCCGCTCGTACACCCTTCCGACTTGTGCCAAGTTATCCGGCGCATCATCGTACTTGTTCTTACCGACAGACGTATATATGAAGGTATGGTTTAGCGCTGTTTGGTACTGCCCTGACCGGGTATATGTGGTTGATTTTGCCGTTTCGTCTATGAAATAGATATTTGACTTTACCCAATCCGAATAGCCTATGATCTTTTCCTCTTTGCTCATGCCCTCCGGCGCCGCAAATGATGTCATCTTGCACCTGAAGTAATCAGCATTGTGCAACGCCTGTGTCAGTTCGTCATCAAATACACGTCCTATGCCGTTTCGCTCGTAGTGAACCTCGGATATATTGTGGAATTTGATCTTTGCCACAAGTTCGGGTATCGTCTTTCCCTTCGTTTCTTTGGAATACACCCAATCTATCGCGTACTTCTTCTTGCCCTCGGCTATGACTATCATAGATAGGTAGTCACCGCCACCAACCGCAGGATCAAGCACACCGATAACCTTATTGACCGTTTCGGTTATCTCTCCGGGGAAATACTTACACTCTGACGGTTTATACAATATACCTTCACGCACAAACGGCGCTTGTTGGTATTTAGCCATCCATTCGGGATCATCCAATCTCTCCCTCATTTCCCTGTAATATGCCGTGGTAAATCCGTTCACGGTATAGTTGAAGTTAGATTCGTCATGCTCATTCAGGGCGGGTATCTTGCGGAAACGATAAAGAGGGTCGTTCCCGTATAGCTGTTCCAATCTATACAAAGGGTCATAGACGTTCCATAACGTACCGACCATCAGTTCACACGCTCCGGCAAAGTCAAAGCACATATCTATGTCATATCCAAGGTCTATCTCGTCCCCTGTCGGGTCAAATCCGCTCTTTCTATCGACCATCTTGTTAAGATATTCCTGCCAGGTGTTTTCCATTCGTGTAGGACTTAATGAGTGTTCACGATCCCTTACAAGGTCATCAACGTATAATACTCCATCCCATGAAACGTCAACCGCTCCCGTCCATGTCGCATCTATCGAACGGCACGTTAAAGTAGAAAACCTATCGGGCTTGCCTAGATTTATCGTCAAGTCCTCCGCTGACTTGTCCTGTATGACTTTCTGCTCTTTTTCGTGCCAGAATTGATAGATTTCACCAAATCTATACTCCGCACTATCAAAAAGGTTCATCAATTCTTTATAAAACCCTTTTGTCAAGACACCTGAATGACCGCCCATAGCTGAATGTGAGTTTGGTCGCTTCATGGCAAGCCATGTGAGAAAGAAAATACATTCCGTACTCTTACCGACTCGAGGGGGAAGGGAAATACCAAGAAACTTGATCTTTCTGTTCGCTAAATCCTCTAAATCGCCTAAAACGGTCTGCAACGGCTTGATTCTTGGCAGATAAAACCTTTTTTCCTGTGGTCTGTCCTGTTCCATGAAGAAAGTAAACGATTCCAAGTTCCAAAAAGAGTTTAACAGGCATAATTGATAAAATCCCCTTAACAAATAGACATCTTGCCCCCAAATCTTCGCCTCTAAATCCCATATAGAGGAAAATCCGGCTTTCTTTACCGTCTGATGCACCTTTTCCATAGTCAATGAGATTAAAGAACGGGCGTATTTTATTTCGTTCAACTGAAATAAGGAATATGTGATATTCTTCACATACCCGTCTAATAATCGTTCATCAAGATATAATTGACTTACATAGTCATCGTCCAAAGAACGGACTATCTTCTGTACTTCCCCTAGATTTCCGTCAGCCATACCTCTGCCCTCGGTCTATCTGAATAAAATTTCGATACTTCCAATCTCACAACCTGCCTGTCATCGTCAAATGCGATACCATTCAGCGAATCTAGTATGATCTTCGCTAAATTGTCCAAATCCGGCTTGTGATTGTAATAGACCCTCTCGGTCAACATCATTTCACGCTTTTTCTTCGTGGTCGATGCCGGAATAGGAAAGTAACACACGATCTTTGCAGACAAGTCACCCTCTAACTTCCCACCATCGTATGAAGTCGCTACTAAATTCTCATACAGGATCGTGTCTTTCGGTGTGTATGTGTGTCCATTCCGGCTGAACCTCGGACGCCCTTTCCCGCGGGGCAGACCCGGTACTACAAAATGTGTCATATCAGATTTCTCCTACTGTCGTACCTAATCATCTGTTTCGCCTGTTCTTCCATCGTTATATCTGTCCTTTGAAACGGACATTCCCCACGGTAGGACACCGACAAAGCTAAACAATGATTGTCCCGGTTGGCAAAACACTCTTTATCGCAGTAATCTCTATCGTACCTTTCGTCCATCTTTCCGTATCTTTACCTTGTATCTCCCTGTGTTATCCCAAAAAACTACCTTGATGCCCTTTGCGTTCGATCTCTTTAGCATTTCATCCGCCAGGTATAAAAAACCTTTTCTGTCCATTCTGCACTCGTCAATTCCAAAATATGTTTTCTCTGTCCCCGTTTTTATAAACTACATATCCTATCCGTTGCCCCATCCTAGGTTTTTCGCCATTCTCAATCCGTCCATCAATGCCGTTGTAAACGCAATCTATAAAATGACGATCACAATAGTCTATAAAACTCTTTAATCTGTCTATTCTTCCTTTTCCGGGACGTGATATTCTTTCTCTACATTCCTTTAATCCAATCCTTCCATGAACATAATCGCCAAAAGCCGCCTCTTCTTGTTGGCGCTTTAATCGCTTTCTTTCTCTAGTGGAACGTATCTTTGCGTTTATAGTTTCCCTGTCACAACCAATATAATCGTTTATATGCCTCCCATAATGCGCCGCCATGTGGCACTTGTGACATAAAACGACTATGTTTGACAGTTTGTTTGTCCCACCTAGTTTTAATGGAACAACGTGATGTAGTTCTACACCCTCATCACTTCCGCAGTTATAGCAGGTTTTGCCTAAATTCCGTTCTGCCATAACCTTTTCTATACTATTTACCCATTCTTCCCGTAATCTTTTGCAATCTTCTTCGTTAATCATTTCAAATTCCTAATTCTTGCTATTATTTTACTGTTTTCTTGATACAGGCTCGGAAAATTCCGTACCAAATAACTAATTCTTGCTAAATATGCCTAGTTATGGTAAACCACTTATGAGAACAACCACTTCTCGAAATCCAGGTACATGTCTACCAACCACGCCGCAAACAGTATCAGCCATGTAGTACAAAACCACACATATCACGATCTTCGCTATATACCCCACTTATGCACCTCTACAGTTCCATTCTCATAGACAGTTTCCCCGACTATCTCCCCGGATTTTAGATAGCCCCTCTTTTTCAGTATGATGTCTATATTGTTCTTTACACTCACTATCCCGCGCTCTTTGACGTATCTCTTGTAATAAGACATATCCTTGATCTTGCAGCTCTTTGCCATCTTTATCTTGCTTTTACATTCCCTCGTGCCTATTTGACAGTTCGTGTACTCCGCAAACGCCGCATCCAACACATCATCCGATACTTTATGTGGTCTGCCCGTTTTAATCGTAGCCCTGTAGTCGTTTATATGACCGCCCCAATGTACCGCCTTATGGCATTTAGAACATAAACAGGCTATATTCGATATGTTATTCGTACCACCCACATACAACGGTACAATATGGTGATACTCGATACCTTCCGTGCTTCCGCAGTTGTAACATACTGATCCGCAGGTGTACTTCATCATCTTCCTGTATATGGGATCGTGAAATTGTGTTTTCTTTTCTTCGTACGTCATTTCGCCTTTTTGTTTTTTAAGAACTTGAAGGGGTAACCCGCGCGGTTGGATGGTTTCTGTGCTAGTGTCCGGGCATAGTTCCTTGCATAGTCCCTTGCGCCTGTCCAGATAAAGTATTCGCGAAAGTCATCTTTCACGCCCAAATTGTAAACCTTAATAAATGCCGTATTTGCAAGGGTTTATAGACTTTTGCCCCGTGTCCGTCCGTGTGTTATCCGTCCATATTAGCAATTATTGCTACCATTCCCGCCATTATCCGCTAGCCGTTTCAGATCGTCAAAAGATAAAGACCGCTTGACCGCCTCATGCGTGACTATGTTCTGCCGTGTATATAAAAGCCCTGTTTCAATGTCGTTATTAGCTAATGTCATTACTCCTATCGGGGTATTATTCAAGCGATTTTGGATGTAGTTTTTTCTGCGCTTTGATATGCCTAGACTTCCTGCCGTTACCTCATATTGTCTGATAACCTCCTCATCAATGCCCGTGTAATAGGATGCGCCGACTATTGAAGGCAGGGCGTCATATTTAGCGCATATACGAACATATATAGCTATAAGGGTTTTAATATCTTCTGGTTCATACCTTGATTTATAGCCATATAGTATGTTGTTTGGTTTGCTGCCTTTTGTGTTGTCTGGCTTGAATAGGGATATATAGCATAAATCAAGATAGTATTGTAGTTGATTTGATGTGATGTGCAGCGGGTCACGTCCATCTGCCTCCATGTTGCGCTCGATTATGTCCATACTAGCATTGTAATAATAGTTATAGTCAAGCGATCCATCCGGCAGGCGGTTAATGGTTGGAGTATATTCTAATATAGGCGTATTTTGCCCCTTGTTTGATTTTTTCATTGCGTCCCGTCCCTTCCCGCGTCCCTATATCAAAACAGGGGTATATTGTCAAATGCGGGGATTTTTCCGGGGGTTTATACGCATAAAAAAGACGGGGCTTTATTTGCCCCGCCCTACTTGTTATGCTGTTTCGATCCTGTCAATGTCTGATATATTCAGGACGTAAATATCATCACACATAACCCTTGATCCTATTATGTCGATTTTATCACAGTATAGTCTTGATCCGTCATACAGATAAATATACATTGTCATCCCTCCTTAAAATAGCGGCGTGTTTTCGTTTTCCCTCCAGTTTATCGGCGTATATCCCAGACCGACCAAAAAAGCATAATACAGATCATTTAATATTTCATATCGTGCATCCCAGGACCCGCGCAAATGTGAACAACAAACAAGTATATCGTGCATTTTCTCTTTTTCCTTGTCTGTTAATTTTGCATATGTCCAGGATTGATAGATCATTGTTAAAAAGTCATTCAATGCGTTATCCTTGTTTTTCATGCTATCGCCCTCCATGCTATATCTTCATTTTCTTTTTGTATCTCATCAAAAAGCCCGTCACAAGGCGTTACATCATAGGTCAAGTTACCCGGCGCGGCAAATGGTAAAACCATGTAAAGACCGTATTTACTAGATAATAACAACGCCTTGTATTTATTGCCCGGTGTGTTATCCTGCCATACATCGCAATCATTGTATGTTTTCGGGTCTGCTATGCAGTTAAAACCCCGCGCCACAAGTGATAAGTTATAATAGCAATCATTAACTTTGATATAATGATCCGTGTCGCCTAATCTCCATCCGTTACATTTTGCCGTTGCTATGGAGTAGTTAATGCTAGTTTTTAAGTCGACCCTGATTTTGTTCTGTAATATATCCTTAAAATGTTTAACTATTGTGTTATCATCTGGATATTTTGCCCCTTTTACCGGAAGGGATAAAGCCGTATAACCGTCCGTGTAAAGTCCGTTGTCATCATCCTGCATTTTCGCTAAATGTCCCGGCGTGTTACCTTTATATGACTTTACAGCTGCCGCGCGTGTTGTATTGTTGTTTTTGATCCCGCTCCAGGTCTGCCCGACTTCATCACGAAAAGAATTAATAATAATATTCATTGTGTCAACGTCCGTTTTACCTCTTAATGTCCTTAATATTTCAAGTGTTTTCATGTCCTTTTACCTCCTTTTATGCCCTTGTTATCCTGTAATGATCCGATTTTTTAGTGTGATAACCCTCTATTTTATATCCGGCTTTTTTGATGATAGACCAAAAACAGCTTGATCCGACTCCGCCCTCATAATAAGGCAATACGCTATAACCCGCGCCATACCCGATGATATTTCTGTTATCATGCCCTGTGCAAGCTGATCCGCTTGTGTCATCCATACCCGCGGCAAGTCCCGCCTCTTTTAATGTATAGAGTATTTTTAACATTGTGTTATCCTGGTTAAATGCCTCCGCTATACACGTTGATTCCTTGTCATATCCGCATCCGCTAGCGCGTCCGTATGTCCTGCCGTTATCACTCCATGATTCGCAATGCGGGTTATATCCCCATGTTGATGACCTGATCCATTCAATATCAATACTTGCGGTTGTCAATTCCGGCGCTTTACTAACCATATCAAGGCGGGCAAGTCCTGCCTCCGTGTTTTTTTGCTCCTGTTTTCTCATTCTGATAATTGCAAGGTCAATAGCTTTTTGCCGTGATATTTTGCCCGTTTTGTATTGATCCCATCTCAAATCAGTTGAATAATGACGCAGACCACGGTCAATGTCGGATTCGTTTCCGTATATGATCCATTTCTCATTTTTTGCCGCCCTTGCTGCCTGATCCTGTAAAAATAATTCTGTTAACCTTTTGAACATTTTTTACACCTCCTTAATTGTTATGCTGTCATCCGTTGCTATTGCTTTTACTTCATCCGGCGTCAAATCTGCCGTAAATGTTAACCCGTCAAAACTAATGTAGTATGTTTTCATGCCTCGCCTCCTTCCATATATTTTTGGTAGTCTTTGCCGCCCTTGCGATATATCATCTGTGGAAAAATAACCGCGCCCGTCATAACCGCTTCAATATCTTTGTAAACCTTCTTGACCTCTTCGATCTCGGGAATTAACACGCCGTTTTTTACCATGAGCCGCACTGTTTCAATTCCTCTTATTGATAAACCGATAGAATTGATATAGATGATCTCGCCGGGTCTTAATGTGCTAACCTCTTTTATAAGTGTCTTATAGTTCATGTTCTGCCCTCCGTTAAAGTGCTGTTTTGTTTTGTTCTGTCTGTATTATAGTATATTGCTAGTTATATATCAATATGGAATAATGCACAACATTATATAACTAGCATTGTGCATTGTGTATATTGCTAGTTGTATATCTTTCTATTATAATGAAGTCAACCGAATATTGTATGAAAGGAGGCGCGATCCATGAAAAAAGAAAAGTCATTGATAGAATTGTTAACCGATCTTGACCGGGTAAACCGCAATCTTGACCGCATAAAAAACGATCCTTCATATATTGAAGAGAAAACGCGGGAAGTATTCAAAAACCACAAGACGCCGGATTATCAAAAAGATATATCCGCGATCCTTGCAAGTTTTTAACAAGTAGAATGATCTTTGATAACTGAATATGGAAAGGAGTGATTTTTATATGGGAAGTAAATACACGGACGCCCAAAAAAAAGCCACTAATGATTATCAAAAGAAAACCCTTGAGATTGTATCATTCAGGGTTAAAAAGGGCAAAAGGGCGGCATATAATGAACTAGCACAAAAAAAGCATACTTCATTATCTAATATGTTGGAATCTTATCTTGATGAAGAGTGCAAAAAGGAAAACATACCTATAACACTACAGAAAGGAAGTGATAAGAATGAAACTTGATGAGGCTTTACGCCTTTACAAAATCCCGTATATGATAACACAAACAATCACCGGGGACGGGTTTATATCTTATAAGTTAACCCCGGCGGGATCATCCGCAACGCCGCAACGGTTAAAGACTTTACTCCCGGCATTGCAGACCGCAACGGGTCAACACTTGGAGATAGTAAACGATACCACAGCATTATATATCAGGGCGTTAACAAAACAACCTTTATACGATTATAAAGACTATAACGGTTATATTGATTTTAACAATCCTGATATACCTTTTATAGTTGGTTTTTCCGGCGGGCAGATCGTACTTGATACCATAGACAACGCGCGGCATATCTTGATAGCAGGGACTACAGGCAGCGGAAAATCTGTTTTTCT